CTTGCAAGTGGAACTGTTGTTGCATATTTAATATGAGCCTTGCAAATGCTTTAAAAAAAGCAGCATCAAAAACACTCAGTAAGTTGGGTGGCAATGTAACAATTAGAAAAGTTACTGCTGGTTCGTACAATACAACTACAGGTGTAATATCTGAAACAACTGCTGATACAACAATTAAAGGTGTTTTAGATAATGTAACAAGGTCACAGGTAAATGATTTAATAGAACAACAAGATAAAATTTTAACAATATCTGCAAATGATTTAGATTACGTACCCACAACAAAAGATAGAGTAGTTATCAGTAGTGTTGAATTTAAAATTATATCTGTCAGTACAAATGAACAGAATAATACACCAATTACATTTGAACTTATTTTGAGGTAACTATGGCTAGGGAAATAAGACTATCTGGTATTGGTGAACACTTTGAAAAACAAGTAAAAGATACTGTTCGCAAAGCTACTTTTGTATGGAAAGAAAAAGTTGTTAAAGCAACACCTCGTAAAACTGGTTTTTTAGCCAGATCATGGGATACAGATATTGAACCATTTGTTGGAGAAGTTTTTACAATTGTTGAATATGCAGAACCAGTTTGCTATGGAACTAGCCTCCCACCTAGTTGGGGTGGTCAATTTAGAACATCTCCAAAAAACAATACTATTAAAGGATTCCCAGAATTAATTGGTAAACAATTAGAAAGTTTTATTGAAGATGAATTTAGGAGAATGTAATGGCTGCAATAGATTTAAATACAGTACGTTCAACGATTGAAGGGAGACTTGCAACTGAATTAGCATCAAGTCCTGTGATTCCTGTTGTATTTAGCAATATGTCATTTGATTCAACAACTGAAGATACATTTGTTCAATGTGAAACAACTTTTGGTGGGGGAAGATATTTAGCTGATGGTGTAAATGTTGTAGTTGGTTTGGTTACTTTAAATATATTTACCGAAGAGGGAATTGGCTCTGGTGCAAATTATGTAATTGGCAAACGTTTGCGTGACCTTTATAATAAAATAACAGTTTCAGATGTTATCTTTGATTCACCAGTTGGACCAGAAGTATTAACTTCTAGTCCAGAAGGAAAATTTCAGACACAAATTAGAGTTACATTTGAAATATACGAGGAACTTTAATCATGCCAAAACTTGAAATTACTGAAGAAATGTTAGATGTTATTGAAATTGTAAAAGGTAGAAGAGAAGCAAATTATTGGGATCCTGATTGTAGAAAATATTATGAGGCACAACAAAATTCAAAAAAAGATGTGAAAAGTTCGAAAAAAGGTTAATATAAAATAAATACTTTTTTTTGTCATGGCTACCAAAGGTGATGTAGGTAAATTGATGTTCCACAATGCTGGTGGAACTGAAGCTGATGTAAGCGATTTAAGAGCTTGGAATTTATCTATAACAAAAGACATCCAAGAAACAACAAAAATGGGTGATACATTTAAAAGTTTTGTTGGTGGTTTAATTTCTGGAGAAGGTGGAGCAACAGTTTTATATAATGCTTCTGGCAACTCAGATTATCAAGCCTTTATTGATGATGTTCTTGTAACAGGTGATGCTGGTGATGCTTTAATTGAACTTTTCCCTGATTCTAATGAGTCTGCAAAGAAAATTAGTGGTTCTTGTATAATTACAAATGCAGATCATTCCGCAACATTAGGTGAAATTGAGGAGATCGCAATAACATTTACAATGACAGGTACCATTACCTCTGCTGTGTAGTATATTAGGGTAATACAATTATTATTCTATGCCCGCAAAAAGAAACGTAGATTTAATTACAGAAGCTTTCGCTGATGTAATGAACAACAGAAGAAAATTTGAATTAAAAAAGCCTGATGGCTCTCCTTTAAAAGATATATATTTTAGACCACTTACTAGATTTGATAGATTACAAGCACAAGCTTATGCTGGTACTGATGAGGGGTTAGCTGTATCAACAAGACTTCTTTGCCAACTTGCAGAGAATGAAGATGGCACAAAAGCATTTGCTTCTGCTGATGCAGAAAACCTTAAAAGATTTTTGCCTGAAACTGTTTTAAATGATATGGAATTATTTATGATGGATATTCAGCTAAATGTCGACCAAGCAAAAAACGAATAAAGAGAGATAACTGGTTAAATTTTGAGTTATTTCTCGCAACTGAATTAGGAAAAACATTACAAGAATTACGAAAATCTATAACTGATGAAGAGTTAATATTTTGGGCAGCATATTATGAAGTTAAAAATGAAAGAGAAAAACAAGAATTAAATCGTCAAAAAGCCAAAATGAGGTAACATATAAGAAAGTTATGTTAGTTTGTGGCACAATCGACAGTTAGGTTAATAGTTGATGCTCAAAGTGCTATCAGACCTTTGCAGCAAACAGACAGAATAACAAAAACACTTGCTAATAATACAAATAAATTAAAAAATAGATTAGATAAATCAAGTCGATCTTTTAGAAATAATGGTAGGGCAGCAACATCTGCTGCTGGTGGAGTTCGAACATTTACTAGATCAATTGCACCTTTATTAAAAGCATTAGCAGCAATAGCAGCTGCAAGATTTATATTTGTACAAACTGCTGAATTAGAAACGCAAAGAAAAAGTTTAGAGGTTTTAACAGGCAGTCTTTCTAAAACAAATGAAATTATTAAAGAAATACAAGCCTTTGGTGCTGTTACACCTTTTACAAGTAGTGAATTAATAGAACAAACCAAAAGGCTAAAAGCATTTGGTTTTGAAACAGATGAATTAGTTGATACAACAAAAAGACTAGCTAATGTTGCTGGTGCAACAGGTGCAGATTTACAAGGTATTGCACTTGCGTTTGGTCAAATAAGAGCCAAGGGTAAATTACAAAGAGAGGAGGAACTACAGTTATTAGAAAGAGGAGTAGATATAACAACTGAACTTAAAAAAATTACAGGTTTACAAGGTGAGGAGTTTGAATCGGCAATGCGAAAAGGTAAAATTGGTGCTGATCTTGTAAATCAAGCATTAATAAATCTTACAAGCGAGGGTGGAGCATTTTTTGGTGGTGCAACAAAACAGGCAACAACATTAAATGGTAAATTATCTACTTTGATAGATTCAGTTCAAACTCTTGCAAGAACTGTTGGTGAAATTTTAGGACCAACAATAAAATTTGTTTTAGATACAACAACAAAGGCAGTACAGGCTATCGATAATGTATTTAAAAGATTTCAGAATATAGGAAAAATAGGACTTGGTGGAGTTTTAGGTGCTGAAAATAAAGCGAGAGAAGATGCAATTAAACTAACACAACAAAAATTTGGCAATGAAAAATTTAGGGGTGCAAGTATTTTTGCAAGTAAAGAAGAAAATAAATTTTTTAAAGAACAACTTGAAATTTTAAAAAAACAAAATATCGAAAGAGAACTTTTACGAAATAAAGAATTTGAAGCAAATGAAGAAAAGACAAATGCACTGGTAGCTACAGCACAAAAAAATAAGGAAATAAATAATATCTTGGTAGAAACAAAAAATAAAACGGATGCGATAGTTGACAGCACAAAAGGAGTAAAAACTGCATTTGAACAAATTGGAGATAGTATTGCTACAGGTGTTTCAGATGCGTTAGTTGGTGCAATTTTACACGCAAAATCTCTTGGTGAAGCAGCTAAAGGAATTTTAAATGATATTGCATCACAATTATTAAGACTTGGTATCAATACAGCTTTAGGTGCAATTTTTGGTGGTCCGTTTGCATCTTTGCCCGGATTTGCTAAAGGTGGTAGACCACCTGTTGGCAGGGCATCAATAGTAGGTGAAAAAGGACCAGAATTATTTGTACCATCAACTGCTGGCACAATAATTCCAAATCATTCTTTGGGTGGTGGGGTAACTAATAATATAGTTGTTAATGTAGATGCGTCAGGTTCAAATGTAGAAGGTGATGAAAGACAAAGTAGAGAACTTGGTTTAGTTCTTTCTACTGCTATACAAGCACAATTAATTCAAGAAAAAAGACCCGGAGGTTTACTTGCATAATGGCTACATTTCCATCATTTACACCCACTTATACAAGTTTCAATAAACAATCTAATCCTGTTAAAAGGTTAGTGCGTTTTGCAGATGGCTATGAACACAGAGTTTTATTTGGTTTAGCTAGTCATCAAAGCCCTAAAATTTATAATTTGGAATTTAATGAATCAGAAGAAGATGCAGATGTTATTGAAGCATTTTTAGAAAGTAGAGAAAATGATCAAGCAAGTTTTGATTTTACACCACATGGAGAAGGTGTTTCAAAAACAGGTACTTATAGTCAATCTGGCACAACAATTACAGTAACGATTACAAAACATGGAATTGCTATTGGTAAAACTGTGACCCTTGATTTTACAAGTGGATCTGCAACTGATGGAACATTTATCGTGGCATCTTCTGCTTCTGTAGATACTTTTACCGTTACTGCTGCTGCAAGTGCAACAAATAGTGGAAATGTTACTGCAACAGTTTCTGGTTCTAGAAAATTTGTTTGTGAAGGTTATACAAAAACAATTCCATATAATAATAGAGCAAAAATAAAAACATCATTTAGAGAGGTATTTGAACCATGAGCAGTAGTGTTATTAGTGATATTCAATCAATTAATCCGTCATCAATTATTGAATTATTTACACTTACTACAACTACTGCTTTGCATGGGTCAGATTCAACATATAGATTTCATGCTGGTTCAAGTTTAAATTCCAATGGTGAAATTGTTTGGGCTGGCAATACATACCAAAGATTCCCAGTGCAAGCAGAAGGCTTTGCATATCAAAAAGGCCAGATACCAAGACCAACTCTAACTGTTAGTAATGTTCTTGGAACAATTACATCAATACTTTTAACAGTAAACCAAACAACAACTGGTAATGATCTTACTGGTGCAACTTTAACGAGGATAAGAACACTTGCAAAATTTATTGATGCTGTTAACTTTGCTGGCAATGTAAATCCTTATGGCACACCAGACCCAACCGCTGAATTTGCACAAGAGATATATTCTATTGATAGAAAGTCACAAGAAACAAGAGAGGTTGTAAGTTTTGAACTTGCTGCACCGATTGATCTTGCTGGTGTTCGTGCGCCAAAAAGACAATGTACAAGGGCACAATTTCCAAGCATTGGTCGAATAAAAATATGAGTTGGAAACAAGATGCTTTGGTTCATGCAAAAGAGCAAGACCCAAAAGAGTCTTGTGGTTTATTAATAGAGATAAAAGGAAAGGAAAAATATTTTCCTTGTAAAAATTTATCTACTTATTCACAACAATGTTTTATCATTGACCCAAATGATTTTATAAAAGCAGAAGAAAGTGGAAATATTTTAGCTGTTATACATAGCCACCCTGTAACAGCTCCTATTGCAAGTCAAGCAGATAAAATAAGTTGCGAAAATTCTAAATTACCTTGGCATATTGTTAATCCAAAAACAGAACAGTGGGGTTACTATGAGCCAAGCGGTTACAAGCCACCATTAATAGGTAGACATTGGGTTTGGGGTATTACTGATTGTTGGTCATTAGTAAGAGATTGGTATAAAGAAACAAAAGGTATAATCTTGCGTGATTGGGATAGACCAACAACACCTGAAGAATTTATTGCAGACCCAATGTTTGAAAGATGTGCATGGCGAACTGGTTTTAGACAATTAAGACCAGAAGAAAAATTACAAAATGGTGATCTGTTATTTATGTCTATCATGGCTACAGGTTTAAATCATGTGGCGATTTTTTTAGATGGAGATGTTTTACATCATTTAGCAGATAGAATAAGCTGTAAGGAACCATACAATCAATGGTTGTTAAAATGTACTGGCATGAGGTTGCGTTATGCTCCGTAAGGTAAAACTGTATGGCGATCTTGTAAAAGTAACAGGCCATAAAGAATTTGAAGTTGCAGTAAATACAACAGCACAGGCTGTAAGTTTTTTGATTAATAATTTTCCACAACTAGAAAGTTATATGTCCAACAAATATTATCAAGTTTTATGCGATAAAGATAATGTAGGTATTGATGAATTACATTTTCCTGTTGGTCAATCTGATATAAAGTTTGTACCTGTCATATCTGGTGCTGGTGGTAATTTAGGAAAAATTTTATTAGGTGGTGCTTTAATTGCAATGAGTTTTGGTGTTGGTGGTTTATTCACATCACCATTACAACTTGGAGGGCAAGGCTTTTTTGGTTTTGCTGCTGCTGGTACTGGTGCCAAAGCTGCTTTTGGTATTGGTGCTGCTTTAGTCTTATCAGGTGTAAGTGGTATGTTATTCCCTACACCAAAATTACCAGAATTTAGTTCAGAACAAGATCCAAGATTATCATTTAGTTTTAGTGGCACACAACAAACATCAAGGGCTGGAACACCTGTACCTATTGTTTATGGTGAAATTATTACTGGTTCTGTTGTTATCAGTGGTGGTATAGATACAGAACAGGTACAAGTATGACAGACAAACGTAAAATTATTCGTGGTTCTGGTGGCGGTGGTAGTAGTCCTCCACCCCCTCCGCAACCGACAAGAACACCTGATACATTACACAGTAAACAGTTTGCAACTTTTCTTGATTTAATAAGTGAAGGAGAGATTGAAGGAAGTGCGTCTGCGTCAAAAGAAGGTATAACAGACAGAACATCTACAGCATATAAAAATGCATATCTAAAAGATGTATTTTTAAATGATACTCCTATTCTTAAGTCAACAGCATCATCTTCTAGTCCAGCAACAACTGATTTTAACTTTCAAGATGTTACGTTTAATTCAAGATTTGGAACAGCAGATCAAACAAAAATTGCTGGCATAGAAAGTAGCCAATCAACAATACCAGTTAATGTTACTGTTACTGCAGATAGTCCAGTTACAAGACAAATTACAAATACAAATGTTGATCGAATCAAAGTATCAATAACATTTCCACAGATACAGATAGCCACAGAAGATGGTGATTTATTAGGAGATACAGTTCAGTTTAAAATTTCTGTTCAATATAATTCAGGTGGCTTTACTGATATACATACTGATACTGTTACTGGAAGAACTGCTGACCCATATCAAAAAGACTTTTCTGTTGAAGTTACTGGTGCATTTCCTGTTGATATTAGGGTTTCAAGAATAACCGCAGACAGTACAAGTAGCAGTACTGTTAATTCCTTTCAATGGACAAGTTTTTCTGAAATTGTAGATGATGCCTCTACTTATGCAAACTCTGCATATAACGCAATAAGATTAGATTCACAACAATTTAGTTCAATACCGACAAGAAAATTTCGAATCAGAGGAATAAAAGTCAGAATACCGGGTGCTGGTGCTTCAAGTTCTGGTACACCAACTGTTGATATTGCAACTGGTCGCATTGTTTATCCTGATGGTTATATTTTTAATGGTGTTATGGGTTCTGCTGTATGGACTTCTTGCCCTGCAATGATTTTATTAGATTTATTAACAGATACAAGATATGGATTTGGCGATCATGTAACAGACAGTAATCTTGATTTATTTTCTTTTGTAACCGCAAGCAAATATGCTAACACTCTTGTAGATGATGGATTTGGAGGGCAAGAGGCTAGATTCAGTTGCAACGTAAATATTCAATCATCAAGTGAGGCATTTGATTTAATAAATGAACTTGCAGGTGTAATGAGATGTATGCCTATATGGTCTGCTGGTACAATTACAATCACACAAGATTCACCAAAAGATGCTAGTTATTTATTTAATTTAAGTAATGTTACTTCTGAAGGTTTTACATATTCTGGTAGTAGTTTAAAACAAAGACATACTGCTGTTGCTGTTTCATATTTTAATATGGATAGCCAAGAGATAGATTATGAAGTTGTTGAAGATAGTACTGCTCAAAGTAAGTTTGGGATAATAACAAAACAGGTAAAGGGATTTGGTTGTACATCAAGAGGACAAGCTGCAAGATTAGGAAGGGCAATATTATTTGCAGAACAAAATGAATCTGAATTAGTAAGTTTTTCAACTTCAATTGATGCTGGTGCTGTTGTAAGACCGGGCGCAATTATTGATATTAATGACCCTGTTCGTGCTGGTGTTAGAAGAGGTGGCAGACTCGCCGGCGTAACTTCAACAACAGTTGTAACTGTAGATGATACAAATGCAACAGATTTTGCTGTAGATAGCTCTGGAAATCCTGTTGGTGATGCAAAGTTAAGTTTAGTTTTACCAGATGGTACTGTTGAAATTAAAGACATTAGCAGTGTTTCTGGTGCAACAATTACAGTATCAGAAGCTTTTTCGCAGACACCAAATGTAAATACAATCTGGATAATTTCAAACGTAACAATAGAATCACAAAAATTTAGAGTAATAACTGTTGAAGAACAGGATGGTGTTAATTATTTAATAACAGCACTTTCATATGTAGAGGAAAAATATGCTTTTATTGAAGATGGTACAGCACTACCAGCAAGAAATGTAAGCATTTTAAATGAATTAAAAGAACCACCCGCTGGTCTTACAGCACAAGAAACTATTGTTCCAATAAATAATCAAGCAGTATCAAAAATATTTATAAGCTGGCAACCAATCGTTGGTGTTTTTGAATACCAAGTTAATTACAGATACCAGAATGGAAACTTTGTTTCTGAAAAAGTTTCAAGACCTGATTTTGTTATTTTTAATAGTCAGCTTGGAACGTATGAAATACAAGTGTTTAGTTATAATGTACAAGGTCAACTTTCAGCTACATCTACTGATTTAACATTTGAGGCTGTGGGTAAAACAGCACTTCCACAAGATGTTACAAACCTAAGAATAGAACCAATATCAGATCAGTTTGTAAGATTACGTTTTGATAAGGCTACAGATGTTGATGTAGTACATGGTGGCAACGTAGTTGTTAGAGGAAGTAATATTGCAGATGGAACAGCAACTTTTACTAATTCTGTTGATGTTATTCCAGCTTTGCCGGGCAACGTAAATGAATCTATTGTTCCAAATATTGTAACAGGTGAATATATTTTAAAATTTAGAGATGATGGTGGCAGACTAAGTTCTGGCGAAACATCTGTAATAGTTACAAGCCCTGACCCATTTCCTAAATTAGTTGTTTTAGAAGATAGAGAAGATACTGATGCAACACCTTTTGCTGGTACAAAAGTTGATTGTTTTTTTTCTGATGAAGTTAATGGTCTTGTTCTTGGTTCTTTGGATGAATTAGATGGTGTAACAGATTTTGATGCGATTGCTGATTTTGATTTTCTTGGTGCTGTTGATATAACTGGTGGTTCATATGAATTTGCAAATACTCTTGATTTAGGTGGAAAACAACCTTTAAGACTCCGCAGACATATAGTTTCACAAGGTTTTTATCCTAATGATTTAATTGATAAAAGATCAGCAAATATTGATACATGGACAGATTTTGATGGTGCTACTGCATTTGATGTTGGAGCATCTTTATTAGTTGCTACAACGGATATTGACCCTGATACATCAGTATCGGCAACCTACGGGCAAAGTGGCACAACAATAACAATTACAAAGACTTCGCATGGATATTCTGTCGGTGATTTTGTTGTTATAGATTTTACTGCTGGAAGTGCAACAGATGGTAATTATGAGATTATTTCAGTTCCCAGTTCAAGCACTTTTACAGTTACTTCAGCCACAAGTGCAACTATATCTGCTGGAACAGCTTGCACTTATGGAGCAAATTTTTCAAGATTTAATCCTTTTGTAAACGGAACTTATGTAGGTCGAGGTTTTAAATTTAGATGTGAAATGGATTCAGATGACCCTGCACAATCAATAGAAATAGACCAGCTTGGTTATACAGCAGAATTAGAAAGTAGAACAGAAACAAGTCTTGGTAATGCTGGTGCAAGTGGTGGTGGAATTATCTCTTCAGGAACTTCTCAAAAGGCAGTGACATTCACAAATACATTTTTTACGGGCAACACAGGAACTGGCGTTGCTGCAAATTCTGTTTTACCTAGTATTGCAATAACAATAGAAAACGCACAAAGTGGCGATTTCTTTGCTTTGTCATCTATAACAGGTAGTGGATTTAATATAGATATAAAAAATGGTTCAAGTCATGTAGATAGAGAATTTAAATATACTGCAACTGGTTTTGGTCGAGGCTCTTAAATTATGATAACCTTAAAGAAAAATTAGAGTACAATGGCTACCCACGATTATGTTATAGACAATAGTACAGGTGCGAACGTTCGTAGTGACTTAAATAATGTACTGCAAGCGATATTAACTAATAACAGTTCTGGTTCTGCTCCTAGTACTACTGCTGCATATATGTTATGGGCTGATACAAGTAATAATATTTTAAAAATGCGTAATTCAGCAAATGATGGCTGGATTGATTTAAGAACACTTACTGGTGGTTTAACCTCTTCTGCTGATGCAACAATAAATTCTGTAGCTATTGGTAAAGGTGCAAACTCTGTTGCTGGTAACACTGTTCTTGGAGAAAGTGCTTTAGATGCTTCTGTGTCTGGTGGAAATAATACTGCTATTGGTAAAAATTCACTTACGACTCTTACTTCTGGAACTAACAACACTGCTGTTGGGGTTGATTCTCTAAAACAAAACACAACAGGTGGGCAAAATGTATCTATCGGTTTTGGTTCAATGGACGCCAACACTACATCTAGCGGTAATGTAGCTATCGGTTCATATACTTTGTCAACTCAAACAGATGGTACTGGTCAAAACACAGCAGTTGGAGACTCGGTTATGTTTTCAAACACTTCTGGAAATCAAAACACTGCGGTTGGTCATAGAGCTTTAAATGCAAACACAACTGCCAGTAATAATACTGCTGTAGGACATGATGCTTTAACATCAAACGAAACTGGGGCAGACAACACTGCTGTTGGGTCAGGTGCCTTAGATGTTAATACAACTGGCAGTAATAATTGTGCAATTGGTGATGATGCCTTAGGTGCTAATACCACAGGCAGTTCAAATGTGGGTATTGGAAAATCGGCTTTAAAGTCAAATACTACGGCCCAACAAAATGTAGGTGTAGGTGACAATGCTTTAACTGCAAATACAACAGGGACAGCTAATGTAGCAGTAGGACAATCATCTCTGGAAGCTAACACTACAGCACCAAACAACACTGCTGTAGGTTACTTTTCTTTAAGAGCAAACACAACAGGAGAAAATAACGTAGCGGTTGGAAATGTAGCATTAACTTCTGCTACTACTGCAAACGACAATACTGCTTGTGGTAATGGAAGTTTAAATGCAACAACAACAGGCGCTTCTAATGCAGCATTAGGAAAATCTGCACTACTTTCAAACACAACAGGAGCTTTTAACACAGCTTGTGGAAAGGATGCCCTTAGGGCTAATACTACGGCAAGCAATAACACTGCTCTAGGGCATGATGCTTTAACTGCAAACACAACAGGAACAAGAAATGTAGCAGTAGGTGCTAGTGCTTTAGACGCAGCCACAACTGCAAATGACAATACAGCGATTGGTAATAATTCTTTAGGGCTAAACACAACTGGTTTTAATCAAACTGCTGTAGGGTCTGATGCTCTTAAAAGCAATACAACAAGCAATAGTAATACTGCTGTTGGTAAAGCTTCATTGGAAGCAAATACAACAGGAGGAGCGAACACCGCTTTAGGTTCTAATTCATTAAAAGCAAACACAACTGCTGATTATAATACTGCGATAGGTGAAAGTGCATTATTGTCAAATACAACTGGTCAGCAGCTTGTAGCGGTAGGCTATGGAGCTTTAGATGCAAATACAACTGCAAATCAAAATGTAGCAGTAGGTGTTAATGCACTAGGAGCAAACACCACTGGACATTCAAACGTAGCTGTTGGACTTGGTGCCTTAGATGCAGCTACTACAGCCAATAGTAATACTGCTGTGGGTCAGTCTGCTCTTACAGGCGTTACAACGGGCGGTCATAACACTGGGGTAGGTGCTAATGTTATGACAGAAATTACAACTGGAACACAAAATACGGCTGTAGGGTCTTTAGCGTTAGATGCTTGTACAACAGCAGATAATTGTACAGCAGTAGGTTATGAAGCTTTATCAGCTACTACAACTGGGGTTAGAAATACTGCGGTAGGTGCTGATGCTTTGAGTGCAAATACCACTGCTAATGATAACACTGCTGTCGGAAAAGCAGCGTTGGAAGAAAATACAACCGGAGATGACAATACGGCAGTAGGTCGTGATGCTTTAGAAGCAAACACAACTGGGGTTAGAAATACTGCTGTGGGTGAAGATGCATTAACAGCGTGTACGACAGGGGGTGAGAACACCGCCATTGGAGTAAATGCTGGTGACAATATAACAACAGGTGCAAATGTTACTTGTGTTGGATATAATGCCAAACCTTCAACAGCGACTACTAACAACGAGATTATTTTAGGTAACGCAAACGTAGGTGCAGTTAGGGCTGGACCGGGTGGAGTTACAACTTTATCTGATGCAAGAGATAAAACAGATATTGTTGATTTACCTGATGGATTAGATTTTGTAAATTCTTTAAAACCAGTTAAATTTAAATGGCAAACAAGAGAAGGTGTTCCAACTAAAGATGGAAAAGTTAGAGCAGGCTTTATCGCTCAAGATTTACAAAAGTCAACAGAAGGTAAAGAGTATCTTGATTTAGTTTATGCTGAAAATCCAGAAAAATTAGAAGTTACACATATTAATTTATTACCAATACTTGTAAATGCAGTAAAGGAGTTATCCGTAAAAGTCACAGCCCTCGAAGCAGGGTAAACTAAAAGTAATCCTATTTTTTATTATGGAAGAAAGAACCGCAGATGAAATTGCAGCAATCTTTTCCGCTGCTGGTGATAGCGTAACTGTCATTGGTACTGCTCAAACGTCAGATGAAACTGATGATTGGTTTAAAGATAAAATTAAACGCAACGTAGAGCATCTTGAATTAATAAAGACTTATAAAAAACTTGATGGGTCTACATCTATCTGGACATCAGAAGATTTTACAGCTATTGATGCTGCTATTATCGCTGGCAAAAAACTTTACTAAATTATGGACTACAAAGCAAAACTACAGCAACTTGCATTAGAAAGGCAAAACTTACAGATTGCTATATATGAAATTAATGGGGCAATGAAGTTGTTGGAACAGCAGATTCTTGAAACTGAACCCGAATCAAACCAGCCATCAAGTACAGAGGTAATAACGCAACAATCAAAAGCAAAGTTGTTAAAGTCAAAGGAATAACCAACATTCTTAAAATTTCTTTTAGCATTATGTTCAATAAAATTTGTCAGATAGCTTCATTATTGTCTCTTTTGTTATCAGGGTCAATGGCTGCATTTGGATTCGTAGCAATAAGGTATATGCAAAGTCCAGAGTTTGAAAGAGATTTAAAAAACAAACTAATGGGTGATTTAAAAGAAAAAATGATGGAAGAAATACCTTTGCAGATACCTAAAACAACTTTCCCTGCAATGCCTCTTTAATGGGAATACCAGATTTAAATATTCCTGATATACAAATACAACCAATATTTGATTTTACAAAGCCAGTAGACATTATTCCACTTACAATAAATGTTCCAGCTTGTACATATCAGCATAGAGATATAAAAAATACTGGTAATAGAAATTTATTACTTGATGACCCTAATGGTGTTTTTACAGTTTGCGATGCATCATTTCCAAGTTTTAATCCAATGAATTATCAACCAAACAGTTTAATAATGTCAGAAGATACACCGATAACATCAACTCCACCTGAAATACCTGAAACAAAACCACCAGTTACACAAAAGCCTGTTGCGAAAGAAACAGATTTTTTTATTAAATGTCCTGACCCAGAAAAAGATCAACGTGTTGGAGACTTTCGTAACGATAAAAGACTAGAACGTGTCGTTGGACATAAATTAAACGAAGATAAAAGTAAATGCATTACTTTGTATGAGGACACGAGCTTTACCGAGCAGTACATTCCTAATGTCCCTGCTGTTACTAATGCTGCTGCTATTGCTGTGGTTGCCGCTAGCACTCCGATTCTTATTAATATTGTAAAACCATTAGTAAAACAAATATTTAATAAATTTACAAAGAAGAAAAAGGACAAGTAAAATAAAAGAACCCTATTCGACAAGGCAATGGATAGGGCGTCTAGGTAGACAAGTCTAACCGTGCTTGT